CGATCTGGGGCGGAATCAACGGGCATGGCAAGTCGATGATTACTAGCCAAGTCTCTTTGGACCTGTGCGTGCAGGACCAGCGCGTATGTATCGCGTCGCTTGAAATGAAGCCGGAAAAGACGATGCTACGCATGGCCAAGCAGGCTTTCGCCTCGGGCTATCCGAATGTCGAGTTCATCCGCGGCATGCACGACTGGACAGACGGGCGTCTGTGGCTCTACGACCATACCGGCAGTGTCAAGCCACAGAAGATGCTCGCGATCGTCCGATACGCCGTCGAGAACTTCGGGATTCAGCATTTCGTGATCGATAACCTGATGAAGTGCGTTCCTGGCGACGACGACTACAACGGCCAGAAAGATTTCGTGAACTCGCTGACGGCGATCGCGCAGGACACAGGCGTGCATATCCACCTGGTGGCGCACGTCAAGAAGGGTGGCAGCGAGTACGAGCGGCCGGGAAAGTTCGACATCAAGGGCAGCGGATCGATTACCGACCTTGCCGACAACCTGTTCATCGTCTGGCGAAACAAGCGCAAGGAAGCGGTTATCGACGGAAAGCTGAAGGTGCCGAAAGCCGAAGAGAACGAGGTCAAGTTCGGCCCGGATTGCTTTCTGTCGATCGAGAAGCAGCGCAACGGCGATTTCGAAGGCTCCATCGGTCTTTGGTTCGACATGCAATCGATGCAGTACGTCGAGAACCACGGCCAGCACCCGCGCCGGTATCACGTCGACGGTACGGGCGTTCCGCTGGAGGACTTCTGATGAAAGTCTCGCCGGAGTTCCTGACCGATTTGCGCTACCTGTCCGCGATCTACATCTGGACGGAAGCGATGAAAAAGCATGTTCGCGAGTCGGTGAGAGCCCATCCGAACGAATTCATTCAGTTCCTTTCCTCGCTGGCGACGGCGCACCGGAAGGGATACGAGGAATCAGAAGGCCGTGGGCTTGCCGTCTGGTGCGCTGAGCATGGTGTCGCGCATCCCTATATTGGCGAACTTGCCGAGACGGAGGATTGATGCGCCGCTCGCCATCAGCATTGACTGCCGAACTGCTGAAGAAAGACGGCTGGCTGGTCGAGACGACTGAGAGATGGATTCCAGGCGCAAACATTCGGAAAGACTTGCTCGGGTTCATCGACCAGCTCTGTTTCAAGGACGGCGAGGTTTTGGCAGTTCAGGCAACAAGTTGGACGAACATTTCAGCGCGGGTAGCGAAGATCACCGAATCGCCGAATCTGCCGCTTGTTCGAAAGATCGGTTGGGGAATTTGGGTGATTGGCTGGAAATGGGATTCGGTGGCAAAGGAATGGCGTCATCGCATCGTCGACGTGAGCTAAAGGAGCGGTCATGGCATTCGCACGCAAGCCGGGATTCGGCGAGTTTGGAAAGCGGCTCAAAGCCGAAAGGGTCCGACGCGGGTTCGCGCTGCGCGATTTCGCGGCTCAGGTCGGAGTTCACGTTTCCACGATCACCGCAATCGAGAACCGGAGCGTGATGCCGAAATTCTTGATCGTGGTGGAAATGGCTCAGGTGTTGGAGTGCTCAATCGATTATTTGGCAGGTCTTGAAGACTAAACGGGGGAGGGAGAAATGGCAGGAAATCGAAAGCCGAGACGGAAGTATGTGCCGAAGGTCGGAGTCAAGGATACGGTGACGACGCTCTTTGAAGGCGACGAACCGCTGAAGGGAGAACTGAAGGACAAGGTGCTGCTGACAACGCATATGGCCGCACTGGCGCTATCCAAGGGCGAAGCAAGCCAAGACGATTGGGGCGCGCTCGTGACCGCCTGCAACGTCTGTCTCGTGCTGTGTGAGCAAGCGAAAAACAAGCACGTCGGTCTGCAAGCGGTTTATGACGCCAGCAACGCGCTTATTTCGGTCCAGGAGCGGTTCTTTGCGATGGGTCGCAGGGTAAGTACCGGCGACGAGCTGACGGCCATTAACGGCGGGATTCACGTGTTCGAGGAACTGGTCGAGACGGTGAGCAAGCGGAAGTACGTGTGGGCGTCGGATCAGATCGAGAAGCGGATGCGCGATGGGCAAACGATCGGCGTGGCACCGTTCAAGAAGACGACGCGGTATGAACTGAGGAGCGCAGCATGAGTAAGTGGACGAAAGAAGAAGATCAGATCATCCGCGATACATGGGCGAGCGACAAACTGATTAAGTCATGCCTGCCGTTGATCCCGAACCACACTGAGCGGGCGATTATGGTCCGCGTACAAGCGCTCAAACTCGGGCCGCGGCCGCATCTTAACCGCGGCAACCGGTCGACGATCCTGGCGATCGTCTTGCGCGAGATGGCAGCCGGATACATTTTCAGTTCGCGTCAGATCGCAGACCGGTTCAAATGCACGATCAAGCACGCATCAGACCTTCTACGCGACGCATACAACGAGAAGAAGATTCACATCCAGACGTGGCGCCGTACGCGCCCAGGTGGCTGCTACATCGCTGTGTACGGAATCGGGAATCACGAAGACGCAATCAGTCCCGGCCCGAAGTCGAAGAAGGAATACAACCGGACGCGTTACGTCAATAAGCGGATGAAGGAGGGGAAACTGCTTGGGAATGTATTCGCTGTCGCGATGGCGCAAGTTCTGAACATGGAGCCGCCGAAGCTGAGCAAAGGACGCTATGAAAGTCGCGTCTATCAGCAATCGATGGCTTTGCGTGACTTCGAAGAGGCAACAGCATGATCCCCGCCGACTTTGATCCTTACTTTGCCGTCATGGGCGTTAAGCGCCGTGACTGGACCAAGCCCGCAGAGCAGAAGGAGCAGAAATGACCAATCGAGAACAGTTTGAGCATCACTACAACAAAGTCGGCGGATGCCTGCTTCCCGCGGTGAAGGAAAAACACTGGCAGACGTGGCTAGCCGCTCAGGTCGCGCTGCTTGAGGCGCACGGGCCGGCCGTTGAAATGCGCGTGCTTGAGGAGAAGGCGCTTGGCCTTTGACGAACTTTCGATGAACGGTACCCTTGGATATAACAACGGGCTTTCGCAGTTGCTTTCTAACCAGCAGGCGTACTTTAACCAAGCTAACCAGCAGTTCAACCACATTCAGCATAGCGCGCCTGCGCCGACAACAAACCCCGACGACCGTCTGCTCGTCCTTCTTACTGAGGTATGAAAATGAAACTGAAGCCCTTCAAAGAACTCATCAGCCTGTCGAAAGAAAAGCTGGACGAGGCTCTAGCCCCAATGCGCGCCCGTCAGGTCAAGGCTCAGGCCGAGCTTGAGCAGGCGAAGATCGACGAGCAGCTTATTTCGACCGAGTCACGCATGCAGGAAGCCTGCTCGCAGAAGACGATCGATTTCCCGACGCTGCTCCGCCTGATGGACGAATATGCGCTCGCCGAGCGCCGGAAGAAGCAATACACGAAGATCGTCAACGAACTTTTCCCGAGTGACTGAGATGACTGACTGCTGCGCTGGCTGCGCCGAACCGGGGAAGTATTCACACACGACGGATTGCCTGTTCGAGCACTTCCTCAATTTCATGAACCTGACAGGTTGCTCGGAGCACGAGAAGGCGCTGATGCGCACTGCATACGGCTACGGCATGGAAGAAGGCGGCCGGCAGAACATAGCCGCCCAAAAGTGGATCAGGCGCCGGATGGCGATGCAGGAGCCGGTATGAGCGACGAGAGCGAGATCAACATCTTCCGCGCGCTCGACTTCATGAGGGATAACGCGATGGCTCTCGCAAAAGCGAAAGCGGAGCGTGTCTATCTCGAAGAGTTCAGGAAGAGCCAGAAAGCGCTGATGATGCAGCAGGCTGAGACGGGAGGACACAAGACGACCGCGGCGCAGGAACGCGAGGCATATGCCAGCGACGAGTATTGCGCCCTTCTTGAATCTCTCCAGACGGCCGTAGAGACAGAGGAACGGCTTCGCTGGCTGATGGTGGCTGCTCAGGCTCGGATAGAGGTCTGGCGCTCACTCGGAGCAAATCAACGGGCAGAAGCGAGGGCGCTATGACAGCCGCAGCCGAACGACTTCACATTGCGCGCGTGAAGGAACTCGACTGCGCAGTATGCGGCACGCACGGCCCGAGCGATGCGCATCACATCCTTGCCGGTCGCACGCCGGGCCGTAAAAGCCCGGGATTCTGCGTGATCCCTCTCTGCAAAGACTGCCATCAGGGAAATTTCAACGGAATCCACGGCCAGCGGCGCATGTGGGAAGTGGTGAAGGTAAGCGAACTAGATTGCCTCGCGGCGACGATCGAACGACTTTACGGGGGTAGAAGATGAGCAGGGAGGTCCAACTTACGCGCGGAATCGTCGCGATCGTCGATGACGCCGACTACAACCTAGTCCTGCAAAGCAAGTGGTTCGCCACTACGAACGGATATGCGGCAAGAACGGTTCGCGGTCTTGATGGGAAGAACATCCGAATTCATCTGCATCGTTTCATTATGGGCGTCACCGATCCGAAATCGCATGTCGACCATGTCAACGGAAACGGCTTCGATAACAGCCGGAGCAATTTGAGAATCTGCTCTCACGCTGAGAACAGGTGCAACAACAAGGTATACGCGAACAATAAATCTGGATTTCCTGGTGTTGCGTGGAGCAAGTGCGCAGGGAAGTGGCAGGCGTACATCACGGCAGGAAGAAAGAGGAAGCATCTCGGTCTGTTCGAAAGCAAAGAGCGCGCATACGCAGCCTATTGCGATGCGGCAAAAGTTCTACACAAAGAATTCTCAAGGACCGGAGTTTGAAATGGAAGCTGACAACCAAGAACTGCACATGTTTTGCACTCGTTGGTCGGAGTGGCATAAGTCCCGCCGCCTATTTGCGCCGCCTGTCCCGCAGAACATCCTTGCGAGAATGCGCGGCCCGTCTGGCGGCGGAGATGTGCCCGATGCGATCCTGAGCGCTGACCTGAGCTATTTCAATCTTGCAGTCTTGGCACAAAGGGAAAGTCAGGCAAAGTTCATTTTTTACCTCTTTTATGTCCACCGCGCCAAGAACATCAAGGCGATCGCGCATGAAATGGGATTCTCGACATCGTATTTCTACCGGCAGCTTCGCACGTTCAGAGCTGAGGCACACCGCGCATATCGGGCTATGATGGAAGGCCAACCTGTGGCAGAGCGTGAGGAAGAGAATGAGCTACAACACGCGTGAGATTGCGGAGAAGCTGATTCGATATTCGATGCTCTTGAGGTCCGAAATCGAAAGGGCCTCGCTCAATGGTGAATTTTCCGAAGCAGCAGCGGAACTCAAAGGCGCACTCGAAAGAGAACTCGAAAGCGTTCAGACTATGGCCAACTATCTATGGGACATCAAAGAGGAAGTGTGAACTGCATAGCGTTCACATCACGCTAGTTCACACATACCCTCTTAAAACGTACAATTTCGCTAGATTGAGTTTTTGCCTTCACGCTGTGCCACCGCTATCCCCGTAGCTGACTGCCGAGAAAGTTCGGCTACCCAATTAGCCCGCCAAGTGCGGGCTTTTTCTATTCGGAGCCGGAAATGCGGTGTTGGTGGTGCGCACGTTCAATCCCACTCGGGACACGTTGCTGCGATCCGCACGAGAAGCATTTCTACACACAATGATCGAAGCCATCACAAAGAAGCAAGTCGCCATCGTATCGTTTGACCGCGACCTGAAGAACGCGAAGCTGTTGGATGACCTTGGCCACCCGGCGCCGCGTGTCGTGACCTACCAAGTGACGCTCGACCCGGCTCGCCTGTCACCAGAAGGCCAGTTCGTGCGCTTCGGCCAATGGAGCGACGGCCTTGGCGCTGGTGACGAAATGACCGGCTGGATTCTGCTGGACGATTTGACCATCGAGGAAATTCTCGCAGAGCACGACGGCGAGGCTTTCAGACCTTATGTAGTTGAAAGCGCCGTGCGCGCAGCTTAGGAGAATCACATGACGACACTCGCAAAACTGATGGGATCAGCGGTCCCTGCTGCTCAGGCGCAGGCAACGACGGCTGGCGTACCTCTTTCCGGCTTGACGGCCGCAGGCGTATCGAGCCAGGCGAACGCCACGCTCATTACGAGCGACTTCTCGATCTTCACGACCGTTCCGGCATCCACGGCAGGCGCGCGCCTTCCGGCTGCGAACGCCGCATCGATGACCGCGCTCGCTGGCGACATCTACGTGATCGTGAATTCGACCGCAACGGCGATGAACGTATATCCCCCTGTCGGCGGTAACTTCTCGGGCGTCGCAGCCAATACGGCTGTCGTTCTCCCGGCTGCCAAGGTCGGCGACTTCTACTGTGTCGGCGGCAACGTATGGGCCGCGAGCATCGGCGGCTAATATGAACCAGCCAATCTCAGCAGAAGCCCGGGAATGGGCTATCAAACAGATCAAAGCGCACGGGGAATACTCGTCGCTCGACGATCTGCTGCAACAGGCTGAGACGCTGGCGCAGAAGTACGTGAAAAGCGATGGAAACCAGTAAAGAAGGAAAAGTTACAGGCCGGAAGCCGCCCAATGCAGGCAAGGGAAGGCCAAAAGGCTCGCTGAACAAGTCGACCGTGGCTGTAAAGGAAGCGCTCGCAGAGGCATTCGACGGGATCGGCGGCGTCGAGAGCCTGAAAGTGTGGGCTGGAGAGAATCCGACCGCGTTCTACCAGCTTTGGGGGAAAATGCTTCCTCTCCAGGTCGCGGGCGATGAGCAAAATCCACTCACAGTCGTGCAACGGATCATCCTGGAGCCGCTGAGTGACAACAGCCAGGATTCAGCTTCCTCCTAAGCTAATCCCTGTCTTTAGCGGCAGGGCTGACATACGCGGGGCATACGGCGGGCGGGGATCAGGTAAGACGCGATCGTTCGCCAAGATGAGCGCAGTTCGCGCCTATATGTGGGCGATGGAAGGCCGCGAGGGGATCATCCTCTGCGCTCGGCAGTTCATGAACTCGCTAGATGACTCATCGCTTGAGGAAATCAAGGCGGCGATTAGGTCTGAGGCATGGCTGGAAGCGTTCTTCGAGATCGGCGAGAAGTACATCCGCACGAAGGACGGGCGGATTTCGTACAAGTTCGCCGGACTGGATCGCAGCATCGATAGCGTGAAGTCGAAGGCGCGGATTCTGTTGTGTTGGGTCGACGAGGCAGAGCCAGTCACCAACATGGCTTGGTCGACGCTGATCCCGACGCTTCGGGAAGAGGTTAGCGAACTGTGGGTGACGTGGAACCCGAGGCGCAAGGGCAGTCCGACCGACCTTCGCTTCAGACGCGTGAAAGACCCGCTGTTCAAGATAATCGAACTGAACTGGCGCGATAACCCGCGCTTCCCTTCGGTGCTGCAGCGTGCCCGTCAGCGTGACTTGGCCAACCTGCCGGAAGAAGAGTACGACCATATCTGGGAAGGCGCCTACGGCAATATCGCCGGGTCGATCCTTGGTAAATGGGTCAGCGCCGCAGAGCGCGAAGGCCGCATTAGCGAAGAGATCGAATACGACCCATTGGGCGCGCCGATCGAGATCAGCAGCGACTTGGGCTTTCGTGACACGGCGTCGTGGTGGTACTGGCAGCGCCTGCCGGGTGGCTTCAACCTGATCAAGTACGAGGGCGACTCGGGGCTTGATGCAGAGGACTGGATTCCGCGCATTCAGCAGAGCATCACTGATATGGGCGCCAAGCTCGGAAAGATATGGCTGCCGCACGATGCGCGCGCCAAGACGTTCCAGAGCAAGCATACGAGCATGGAGCGGTTTCTAGCGGCGTTTGGCGGCGGCAAGGTCGATGTCGTGCCGCAGACAAAGAAGCTAGATCAGATCAGCGCAGCTCGCGCGGTCATCCCGAAATGCGCATTCAACCGTACAGCATGCGAAGCAGGGCTAGACGGCCTCGGCGCGTGGGAATACGAGTGGGACGACGATACGGGCGTCTTTTCGAAAGAACCGCTGCACAACTGGGCCTCGCACCCGTCCGATGCGTTCGCATATGGCGCACAGGTGATGAGCGAGGCGGAATACATCGCACCCAAGCATGAGCCGGATTGGCAGAACTTTGACGCCAGCGAGACGCTAAACGACGTTTGGGAAGATCACATGCGGCAAGTATCGAATCATCGGAGGCTGTAATGGCATCGAGCATTAGCGGCGGCGGCGTTCAGTTCACCGCGAGCAGGAACGTCAACGCGATCCCCGGTCAGACGCTGATCGGCATTTTCGTGTCAAGCACGACCTCGGGCACGGTGGCTATCTATGACAGCAATGCCACGTCGACGGCTACGAAGCTGATTGACACGGTGCTATTGCCGGTTGGCTTCACGCCGATGCACCTCGCCGCGGCACAAGGCCATTACATCGTGGTAGGCGGCACGATCAGCGCAACGGCGATCATCGGCTGATATGGCACAAATCACGCGTTCGCCCGAGGTAGAGCGCTACCTAGGCTATATCACGGCCTACGATAAGACGTTCAGCAAGTGGTGCGATCGGTCGACCAAGATCACGAAGCGCTACCGTGACGATGCGAAGGAATACACCTATGGCAGCGAGTCCGCGCGCTTCAACATCCTATGGGCCAATGTACAGACATTGGTTCCGGCAACCTTCAGCCGTCTACCGCAGCCCGACGTGTCGCGACGCTTCCGGGATAGCGATCCTGTCGGTCGTGTGGCAAGTCTGCTTCTTGAGCGTGCGCTTGAGTTTGAAGTAAGGCACTACCCGGATTATCGGGAGGCGATGAAGAACAGCGTCCAGGATCGATTTCTATGCGGTCGTGGCGTGGCTTGGGTGCGTTACGCGCCGGTCACGAGCGTTCAGGAGCCGTTGTCTGAGGATGAAACGGGCGATGATCAGGCTGTCATCGAAGGCGCGGGCGCAGAGCAGATCACCGACGACCAGCCGCTTGAGCAGATTGATGACGAGACATCGCCGGTTGACTACGTGCATTGGAAGGACTTCGGCCATTCGGTCGCGCGTACGTGGGAAGAAGTAACGTGCGTGTGGCGCCGCGTCTACCTGTCCTATTCGAAGCTGTGCGAGCGCTTCGGCGAAGAAACGGCCATGCGCGTGCCGCTGGATGCGACGCCTGGCGCTGAAGGCTATGGCGAGTCGAAGATGTCGACCGGCCAAGAGCAGATGAACAAGCAGGCGTGCGTCTATGAGATTTGGGACAAAGAGACGCAGAAGGCTGTTTGGCTGTCGAAATCTGTAGGGCAGTTGCTGGACGAGGTAGATGATCCGCTCGAACTGGAAGGTTTCTGGCCTTGCCCGAAGCCTCTGCTCGGCACGACGACCAGCGATACGCTCGTTCCGGTTCCTGACTTCATCCAATATCAGGACCAAGCGAACGAGCTAGATGTCATCAGCGATCGCATCGACGGGCTGATCAAGGCGCTCAAGGTGCGCGGCGTGTACAACGCTGAGTTCAAGGAATTGCAGCGGCTTTTCACCGAGACGGGCAACAACGACCTGATCCCGGTCAAGAGCTTCGCAGCGTTCGCTGAGAAGGGCGGATTAAAGGGCGCGGTCGACATCGTTGACCTTGGCCCGATCGCGCAGGCGCTGCAAATCGCATTCGAGGCGCGTGAGAACGTCGTCCAGCAGATTTATGCGCTGACGGGCATTGCCGACATCATGCGCGGCGAGACGGACGCGGCAGAGACGGCGACGGCTCAGGGCATCAAGGCACGGTTCGGTGCGGTTCGGCTGCGCACGACGCAAGAGGATGTGGCGATCTATGCCACTGAGCTTCTACGCCTGAAAGCACAGGTCATTTGCGGCAAGTTCAGCGATCAGACCATCCTTCAAATGGCCTCGGCTGGTCAGTTGCTGCCCGAAGATCAGCAGCTCGTTCCGCAAGCGCTTCAGATGCTGCGGAACAAGGTGCTGCGCTCGTTCCGGATCGAAGTTGACGCTGATTCGCTGGTTCAGATCGACGAGGACGCGCAGAAGCAGGACCGTATCGAGTTCGTCGAGATGGTCAGCAAGTTCCTTCAGCAAGCCGTTCCTGCCGCTCAGACGACGCCTGAATTGGCGCCCGTGCTGGTCGAAATCCTCAAGTTTGGCGTATCAGCGTTCAAGGCTGGCAAGACGCTTGAAGGGATGATCGACAACGCCGCTGAGACGCTGACGAAGCAGATTCAGGCGCAGGCCGGACAACCCAAGCCGCCGCCGATCGAAATCCAGAAGGTGCAGGCTGAATCGCAAGCGCGCATCCAAGAGAAGCAGGCCGGCGCGCAGATCGACATGCAGATGGAGCAGGGGCGCAACCAGATTGAGCAGGCCAAGATGCAGCAGCAGGGCCAGCTTGAAATGCTGAAGGCGCATCTCGCGCAACAGACGGCCAACGCCGAACAGGAAGCACAAGCGCGCCAGGCGACGCAAGAGCAGGTGCTTGAAATGCACCGCGACCAGATGAAAGCCGAGCAGGAGCAGCGTTTGGAGCAGATGCGCATGATGCTCGACTCGCAGAAGGCTGAAATGCAGGCGCAGATGCAAGTGCTGATTGCTCACCTGAACAATGCCCGCGCCATCGAAGTCGCGGAAATCTCCGCTGAAACCACGCTTGACGCTGCGCAGATCAGCGCGGCGCGTACAGCCGAATCTGGCGAATAACCCATGCCTCTCTACGCAACGAAATGCCAGTCCTGCGGCAGGGACGATGCCGTGTATCGCTCTGTTGCCGAGCGCGACAAGGACATTCCCGAGTGCAACGAATGCGGTGGGGAAGTGCAGCGCGTCGTCAGCGCGCCCTTCGTGGCTGCCGATATGTCGCCGTACCGCTCGATGATCACCGGCGAAATGATCTCGTCCCGATCGCATCACCGCGCGCATCTGAAGGCGCACAACTGCATCGAGATTGGCAATGAAACGAAGTACCTGAAGCCCAAAGAAAAGATCGACCTTGCGCCCGAGTCGAAGAAGGCGCGCAAGCAAAAGATCATCGAGCAAGTCAACGCGCTTAAATAAGCCACGGAGAAACCATGGGAACCCGCAGAGAAGATTTAGCCGAAGCGCTCGAAGCAATTGACCAATCGGTGACTGACACGCCGGCCGATCCGGTGCATGAAGTAGTGGTCGATGCCCCGAGCGTCGAGAACATCAGCGCCGAGCCAGTTGAGAACGAAGGTCGGTCGCGTGATGAGTCGGGCCGGTTCGCTCCGAAAGCACCCGCAGCGCCGTCTGCCGAGGCTGTGGCAGGCGTCGAGGCTCAGCCGGTAGCAACAGAGCGCCCCGAGCCGCCGAAGTCATGGAAGGCCGATCAGCGAGCCCATTGGGACAAGCTTGACCCGGAAGTAGCGAAGTACATCCATCAGCGCGAGCAGGAAAGCCAGCGCGGATTCGATGACTACCGCGCGAAGGTCGAGCCGATCGTTCAATCGATCCAGCCGCACCTGGACGAACTGCGCCATCAGGGCGTTCAGCCGGAAGTCGTCGTCCGCGACTTGCTGTACACGCGCAAGCTACTCGCGACCGGCGACGAGGCGACGAAGATTCAGACGCTGGTGAATGTGGCCCATGCGGTCGGCATTCCGCTTCAGCAGATGTTGCAACAGAGCGCGGCATTGCCGCAGCACATGCAACATCACATTGATCCGAACGTGATGGCAGCGCAACAGCGCGCACGCGACCTGGAAAACCAGATGTCGCAGTATCAGAACCAGCAACATGCACAGATTCAAGCGGCTGCGGTGGCCGAAGTCGAGAACTTCAGGTCATCGCATCCGTTTGTAGACCAATTGGGACCGGAGATGCAGCGCCTGCTACAAGCGGGCATGGCTACGGACCTCGATAGCGCCTATTCGAAGGCGCTCCGCTTGAACGACGAACTTTTCACGAAGCATCAGGCGACACAACGCGATGCAGCGGAGAAGAATCGTCGGATCGAGGCGGATAAGGCGGCGAAAGCAGCCAAAGCGAACGCAGTCAGCACGCGAACGGCTACACCCGGCCAAGTAGCTGCCGCGACGAGTGGCGCAGCGAAAGGTCGACGAGCGGCCTTGGAAGAGTCTTTCGACCAGGCGACAGCAAGTCGAATTTGATATATCTGAAAGGAGCTAAACATGGCTTTTGCCAATGGAGCAATTTCGGACATCATCGCGACCACGATTCAAAGTCGTAGTGGCGAATTGGCCGACAACGTAACAAACAACAACGCCCTGCTCATGGTTCTGCGTGAGCGTGGGAACGTCCGTCCGTTCGGCGGCGGTAACGTGATTTTGGAAGAAATCATGTACACCGACGCGACGACGACCAACGTCAACTCGTACTCGGGTTACGAAGTCCTGAACATCGCGCCGAATAGCCCGATCTCGGCTGCGCAGTTCTCGATCCAGCAGTACGCGGCGGCTGTCACGATCTCGGGTCTGGAAATGCTTCAGAACTCGTCGAAAGAGGCAATCATCGACCTGCTCGACTCGCGCATGGACATCGCTGAAGCGCAGTTGATCAACCGCATTGCGGCCGACATCTATCTCGATGGCACGGGCAACAGCGGCAAGAACATCACCGGCTTGGCGGCTGCTGTTCCGGATGCTCCGACCTCGGGCACGTACGGCGGTATCAATCGCGCTTCGTTCGCGTTCTGGCAATCGCAGGTGTTCTCGGGTACGACCAACGGCGGCGCTGCTGTCTCTGCTGCGAACATCCAGAACTACATGACGCAGCTCGCTCTCAAAGCGGTTCGCGGTCGTGATCGTATGGACCTGTTCGTCGCGGACAACAACTACTACTCGATGTACATCGCATCGATGCAGGCGCAGCAGCGCGTCATGAGCGACGGCAACACGAAGCTCGCAGGCGCTGGCTTCCCGGCTGTCAAGTTCTACGGCGGCGGGATGGCGGCTGATGTGGTGCTCGACGGCGGTATTGGCGCCAACGCGACGGCTAATCACATGTGGGGCCTCAACACGAAGTACATCTCGTTCCGGCCGCACCGTGACCGCAACTTCGTGCCGATCGGTGGCGAGCGTCAGGCAGTCAACCAAGATGCGGTTAGCAAATTGATTGGCTGGGCTGGCAACCTTACCTCCCGTGGACCGCAGTTCAGTGGCGTTCTCATCGCCTAAGGAGCAATCATGCCCGCCTTTTCCGTAACTCCGCAGATCGGTTTCGATCTGATCAACACGGTCCTCGCAACCGACATCGCGTCGGGCGCTCGGACTGTGCCCCTCAACATCGGCGAACAAGTGTTCGGCAGCAACGGTCTGCGCTATGTCTTTGCCAAGGCCAACGCGTCGATCACTGCATCCACGACTGCTTGCACGGTCGATCCGGTTACCTTCCTCGCGACGGCATCCGGTGGCGCGTACACGTCGCCCGCAACCAACATGGTAACCGGCGATTACGGCTGGTTCTCGAAGGCATCGGTCTAACAGTTTCTCCCGTGGCACCTTTGGGGCGTCTATATGGCGCCCCTTTTTTTGGAGCTTGAAATGAACCTGACGCAAGAAATGAAGGATTTCGTGCATCTGATGGCGCGTGCATTGGCAAAGGTGAATGGTTCTTTGAATCCGATCCCGTTTGCTGACACTGTGCTTGAGCATGCAGTCGCAGAAGCGGCTAAGCCCGTCGAAGCTGTCAAGGCAGAAGTCGAGGCAGTTGTCGCATCGGTTGAAACGCCTGCTGCATAACAAGACATAACCACGGAGAAAAGCATGTACCAAGCACTGGAAAGTGACACGCAGAACCCTAAAGCCGGCCTGTGGGTAGAGTTTTACCCCGGAAAGCGCTTCAACGAATTCCGCAGCAAAGAAAGCGGCAAGCCCGAGTTCGACCTTGTTCCTATGATCAAGAAGTGCAATCCGGGCGATCCGACGAATGTCATCGAACGCCCGATGCGCGACGAGGACAAGGACGAATGGCCGCATCAGTGGGCCGCATACGAGCGCCGCACGACCTATCGCCCCGAATCCGGCACGCCAATTGAAGATTGGCCGCGCCTTGATGTCGCAACGGTCGCCAAGCTGAAGGCGCTTGAATTCCACACGGTCGAGCAATTGGCCGAATGCTCGGATCAGCAATGCCAGCGCATCGGCATGGGCTGCTACGAGATGCGCACGAAGGCTGCGGCTTACATCGCGGCGGCGAAAGATTCGTCGCTCGCCCAGAAGCAGGCCGAAGACCTCATGCTCCGCAATCAGGAAATCGAAGACCTGAAGGCGACGGTGCTCCGTCTGGGCGCGCAGCTCGAAGCAATGCAAGCGATGGACCCCGAAAAGCGCGGTCCCGGCCGTCCCCGTAAAGAGGCGTAATCCATGTCGTCGACCATGTTGCAGCTTGTGCAGCAAGCTACCGGTGAATTGGGGCTTGCTGTGCCGTTCTCAGTTGCGGGCAATACCGCCCAAGACACGACGCAGCAGCTTGCGTTGCTCAACGCGGTCGGCTACGACTTGATTCGCGAGCCTGCATTCAACTGGCAGGCTCTTACGACGGAATACCGCTTTACCAGCCAATGGACGATCCAGACGGGCAACGTGACGAGCGGCTCGGCCGTCATCACGGGCATCCCGTCGACGGCGGCGATCCTGGCTGGCACATATATGGTGACCGGAAACGGCATCAACCAAGACACGTACGTGCAGTCAGTCGATTCGCCTACGCAGATAACAATGAGCCAGGCGGCTGCGGCGAGCGGAACGGGCGTAACGCTGACGTTCGCGCAGACCAAGTACGCTTTCCCTGTGGACTATCAGCGAATCATTGATCGCACGCAATGGGATAAGTCGAAGCATTGGGAAATGCTCGGGCCGGAAAGCCCGCAGCAATGGCAATGGCTGAAGTCCGGATACATCGCAACCGGGCCGCGCATCCGCTGGCGCATCCTAGGCAACACCTTCCAGATTTGGCCTGGCGTCAGCACGTCAGAATATCTCGGCTTCGAATACGTCTCGAAATACTGGGTGACCAACGTAAGCGGTACGGCCAAGGGAAGCTTTACGGCCGATACCGACACTTGCCAGTTCGATGACAGATTGATGGTCGCCGGTCTGAAGCTCAAGTATTGGGGCATCAAGGGCTTCGAGACGCAGATTCTGCAGGATGAGTATGACGACATCTTGTCGTCAGTCAAAGGCGAGGAGCAGGGCGCACCAATGCTCTCATTTGCGCCTCGTCTGAGCCAAGTCCTGCTTGGTCCGGAAAATATCCCGGATAGCAATTACGGCATGACGCAATGACCAACATTACGGGCATTGCAGCAGCGGCTCAGCGGAAACGCCGGCAGGCCCAAGGGCAGCGTTCGTCTACCGTCAATCTTCCCGCACCTATTGGCGGTTGGAATGCGCGTGACTCGCTTGCGCAGATGGCGCCGGAAGATGCTGTTTCGCTCACGAACTGGTTTCCAACGACTTCCGATGTAATGGCGCGACAGGGATTCACGAAATGGGCGACTGGAATTCCCGGCCAAGTGAACACTGTCATGCCGTATAACTCGGCCTCGGGCGTGAACAAGCTGTTTGCTGCGTCTGGCTCGTCAATCTATGACGTGAGCAATAGCGGAGCTGTGGGCGCGCCTGTTGTTACCGGGCTGACAAACGACAAATGGGCCTATACCAACTTTGCGACTCTTGCCGGCGCATTCCTCGGGATCGTCAACGGTTCGGACGGATACTACATCTACAATGGAAGTGCCTGGCAGGCGATCACGAGCGGCAGCGGTCAGGTTATCACCAGCATTACGAATGCTGGCACGACAGCCACGCTCACGACTGCGGCGCCGCATGGTCTGATCACCGGCAATAGCGTCTCGATCAGCGGAGCGACGCCTTCAGCCTATAACGGCACGTTCACGATCACGGTGACGGGGGCGAATACCTTCACCTATGTGATGGCGTCCAATCCGGGCGGGAATGCGACGGTCGTCGGCGTCTATACGTTGTCGACGAACATTTCCGGCGTGAATCCGAACACGTTGTCGTTCATCATCCTGTTCGCCAGTCGTCTCTGGTTCATTCAGAAAAACAGCCTGAAAGCGTGGTATTTGCCGGTTGGTCAGTTCGGCGGTGCGGCTCAATTTCTCGATCTCAGTCCCATTTGCCGGCGCGGCGGTTCGCTTGTGTCGATGGGCGTCCTGACGATCGATGGTGGGTATGGTGTCCAAGACCAGCTTTGCTTCGTGACGAGTGAAGGTGAAGTTGTGATCTATCAGGGCACAGACCCGTCACAGGCCAGCACGTTCGCGCTCGTTGGCGTCTACCAGCTCGGTTCGCCGATGGGATTCCGATCATTCATGAAGTATGGCGGCGACCTGCTGTACATCGGGAAAGATGGTCTGGGACCAGTCTCTCAACTGCTCGCCTCGACGCGCGTCAATACGCAAGTCAATCTGACCGGCAAGATTCAAGGCGCCATTTCGCAGGCGACGAGTCTTTATCCGAATAACTACGGTTGGTGCATGGTGCTGTATCCGCTTCAGAACATGGTGATTCTCAATGTTCCGGTGGCGACAGGACTGCAGCAGCAGTATGTAATGAACACGATCACGGGAGCCTGGTGCAACTTCACTGGGTGGTCGGCGAATCATTGGGAACGCTTCAACGATCAGATTTTCTTCGGCTCCAATGGCTATGTCGGGCTGGCGTGGAATGGCTTCAGCGACGACAGCAGCAACATCAATGCTCTAGCGCAACAGGCGTTTAATGAGTTCGGAACGCCACTTCAGAAGCGTTTCACGATGATGCGGCCGATTCTGTGGACTAACGGCTCACCGGCTCTCGATGCCGGCATGAATACGGATTATGACCAGAATATTCCGCAGTCAACTCTCAATTACCTTCCGCTTAACTTCGGCTTGTGGGACGTGGCTATTTGGGATTCCGACATGTGGGGCGGAAATCTGCAGATCGCGAAGGCTTGGCAGGGTGTCACAGGCGTTGGGATGACTGGCTCTCCGACGCTTAAAGCCGCAGTGAATGGGACCGAAACGCACTGGGCCGCGTCTGACATCGTGTTCGAGACAGGCTGGACGATATGAAGCGCATCGTTTGGGATCAGCCCGAGCGCGTCATGCGTTTCGTGGCAGATAAGGTCGGCGAGAAAGAACTATTCGGCTATAGCGCGATCGGGCTGGAACGAGACGACAATCTCGTGGCGGGCGTGCTCTATGAGCAGCACAACGGCCCGAACGTGATGATGCACGTCGCCTCTGATGGTTCGCGTCACTGGATGACGCCTGCCTATATGGCTGCGTGCTTTCGTTATCCATTTCTTCAGCTCGGCGTAAATCGCGTGAGCGGACTCGTGCGCGCGGACAACAAAGATGCTCAGCGATTCGATGAAGCACTGGGATTCAAAGCTGAAGGCGTATTACGGGAAGCCGCGGCAGACGGCACCGATCTGATCCTGTACGGGATGCTCAAACGGGAGTGCAGGTATCTGGATGGCAAATATTTCGACGCGCTGCGCAAGGAAATGAAATGAACGTCTTTAAGCTTCTAAAATACCTGCTCGTCGATGCATTTACATTCTATGGCGGTGGGAAAGGGGGTGGTGGTTCGGCTCCTTCTTACCCGGACCCGACGAAGGTCGCGCAGGCAACCACGCAAACGAACACGGACACGGCAGCCTATAACAAGGCGCTGAACCTGAACAACTATTC